CGCTACTTGTTCAGGTGTATCCAAGGTGGGGAGCTATACTGGAACAGGTTCTAGTCAAAACATAGATTGTGGATTTAGCAGTGGTGCTAGGTTTGTTCTTGTCAAACGACATGACGGAACAGACAGTTGGTACATTGCAGATAGCGTTAGAGGAATAAGCTCTGGTCAAACTGATAAAATAATTAAATTAAATAGCACTGACGCACAGTTTACAGAGTCAGATAACAGCGCAGACTATATTGCCCCACACGCATCTGGATTTAATGTACCTGCTAATAGTCCGCTTAATGGTAACGGTGATGACTTTATCTTTTATGCCATTGCTTAACAAATCAACTGACGAAAGGATAATCAACTAATGTCAGAATTTAGAGAAAGAACAACAGGCGAAGTAAAAAGCCAAGGGCAATGGAGAGCAGACTTTGCTCATATGTCTCTGCCTAGAGTGTGGACAAGTGGTGTGTGTGATGCTCTTAATGTTGACCCAGTATTAGCATCCCCTGCTGCTACAACCAGTGCATATCAAACAAGTGTGCGTGATGGTGTCGAGAAAGACAGTAAAGGTAACTGGGTAGAGAAGTATGTAGCAAAGGACATGTTTGCTGATACTACTGTAGATGGTAAGACAACCACTAAAGCAGAGCATGAGAAAGCTTATCAAGCTACACTAGATGCTAATACAGCATCAGGTCATAGATCTACCAGAGACAGCAAGCTTGCAGAGACAGACTTCTATGCATTGTCAGACGTTACAATGTCGAGCGAAATGACAACGTACCGCCAAGCATTGCGTGATTTACCTACTCATAAAAATTGGCCTAATCTTGAAGATGCCGATTGGCCTACTGCGCCTGAGTAATGGACCCAATATCTTGCGTAGCTCTAGCAACAGGTAGCTTTAAAGCCCTCAAAGCAGCAATCGGAGCAGGAAAAGATTTTCAAGAAATGACAGGACAGCTTTCCCAATGGGGCAAAGCTTTCTCTGACTTTACTAACTTAGAAGAAAGAGAAAAAAATCCTCCGTTCTGGAAGAAAACATTTAAAGGTTCTGATGAAGAAACTGCTTTAGAAATCTTTGCACATAAAAAGAAAATGGAACAAATGAGAAATGAAATCAAAGATCATATCTCTTGGACATACGGACCCAGTGCATGGAAAGAAGTATTACAGATAGAAGCGCAAATGCGTAAGAAAAGAAAGCAAGAGTTATATAGAAAACAGGAACAGATAGATGCAGCTATTAACTTTGGGATTGGTATTGTTATTTTTGTTATCGGTGGTGGTATCTTGTTCTGCGTTTTCTATTACCTCGGTAAATGGCAAGGTCGGTGGTAATGTGGGTACTTATTTGGCTGCAATTAATTAGCGGAACTTTTGATCACTACCATATCTCAAGTCATTCAAGTGAAGAGGCGTGTAAAGAAGGATTAAAAGAAGCTAAAGTTTTAGTCACAAGTACAAATAGTAAAGTGGTTTGTATAAAAATTGAACGGTGACAATTGCAGAATGGAAGGGAAGATACATAATCTATGACAATAAAGGTTATGTAATAATTATAACTAGGGACAAGCGAGTAGCTTACAAATACGCAAGGAAATATTATGGTAGCAATCACAGCTAATTATTTAGATGAACTAAAGATCTTACCACGCCTAGCATTTCTATGTCAGATTATTCTAACTTGGAAAGTTTGCCTTTGGTTTATGACACTTGAAGATCCGACAACGCAACAATCAGCATTTGTATCTTTAGTTACTGCTATGCTTTCTGCATCTTTTGCGTTATGGTTAGGCAAGGAAGCAAAGACAGATAGAGGTGGACACTATGCTCCAGACATTAATAGGTCCGATAACTGAACTAGCAGGAGGTTGGTTAAATGCCAAAACCCAAGCCCAACAAGCAAACGCGAAACTCAAACTCACCGAAGCCGAAGCCAAAGCCAAGATCCTCGTCTCCAAAGAAACCTCAGTCCAAGACTGGGAAAGGATTATGGCACAAGGTTCTCAGAATTCTTGGAAAGACGAGTGGTTAGTTTTATTATTCTCAATCCCACTAATCCTAGTGTTCACTGGTGAATGGGGTCGCACAGTCGTTGCAGAGGGGTTTACAGCACTGGAACAGATGCCTGAGTGGTATCAGTATACTTTAGGTGTTATCGTAGCCAGTAGCTTTGCTGTGCGCTCTGCGACAAAGTTCTTTAAGAAAGGTTAATCATGGTATTTAAATTATCAGACAGATCAATGAGCAAACTTAGAGGTGTGCATCCTGATTTAGTTAAGGTTGTAACTACAGCTATAACTCTAACTGATGTAGACTTTGGATGTATCTGTGGCTTGCGTACCGAAGAAGAACAAAAAGAACTTGTAGCTAAAGGCGCAAGTAAAACCATGAACAGCTTTCATCGAAGGCAAGCTGATGGATTCTCTCATGCTGTTGACCTCATGGCTTACGTTGGTTCTAGGGCATCATGGGAAGAAACACTTTACGATAACATAGCTGATGCAATGAAAAAAGCAGGGGATCAGCATGGTGTTAGTGTAACTTGGGGTGGTGCTTGGCAAGCAAGCCCAGATGTTCGATGGTTAAACATGAGGGATTGGCAAGGCACAATGGAAGAAGCATCATTAGCTTACATTGATCTTAGGCGTAGTCAGGGGAAGCGTCCTTTCTATGACGGTCCCCACTTTGAGTTGACCAGATAAATTTTTTTCCCATGGGGGTTTAGATAAACTAATTTTACTTCTGTCTTGCACAGACATCTTTCGTTTATAACCTAACCATTCTTTATCTTTCTTAGTCCACATCTGGTCGCTCCTTTGGTTTGACATCAAGTTGTTTTACTCCTGACATGAATGGTGTTCTTCTACAGTACATCATTATTTCTTTGCCGTAAGTATCAGCCAGTATATCATACAAACTATCTAATGCACCATCACCCATAGCGTCATAACATTCTTGTTGGCTTGGGAAGATAGCAGTAGTTGATACTGGTTCATCATCAACAACGTACTCAATAACAAGCAGTGTGTAAAATAATTTAAGCATTGTTTATCTTCCCAGTTTTCCACTCTTCATCTGTAAAATCATCTTTAAAAATTTCTCTCCAATCATTAGGAACAAATCCATTTGATACAAATTCTTGCATTGCATGATTTAAATGTGGTGCTACTTGTTTTATGTGTTTGCCTTCTTTGAGCTTAGTTAATTGATCCTCAGTAATATCTACCTCTATGGTGTGAGTTTTGTTTGACCAAGGACTTCTTCTTGTAATTTTCATAATTGCGTATTCCTTTTGCTTTGATTAAAATAATAAAGAGGACAGGTTTTTAGTTTTCCCCTGTCCTCACGATTAAATATGATAGCCTAGTTTTCTTAGCTTAGAAACAAAGAGTGTTAGATCTTCTCTTGCGTGAAAGTGTTTTATCTCTGCGTTTTTATCCTTGTCAGATTTAAATCTTTCTTCAGACCATCTTCTTTCTTGTTGCTTTAGATACTTGAGTTCAAACTGTTGAGCAGGAGATAGCCGTTTTCTTGTCACTGTTATATCTCCTTGCAAACTGAATGTTGTATCTCCAAGCTTCTGTTCTTAGCTGCCCCATGTCAATGTCAATCATCCGAGAAGCCTCGGTAATTGTAAGGTTAGCTTTGGCACAAGTTTCTATTAACCTCCGTTTCTCTTCCTTGTGCCGTTGTCTTAACTCAGGCCATGTTTCTTTAGAACGGTATTTTGTCATCTTTATCTCCACCAATACTTGGCGTTACTTGAAAAGAAATCATTTTATTACCGTTATGTTCTTTACGCCAACCTGCCATTCGCATTTTGTCTTTAGTTTCAGTCATTGTGTAATCATCTAGTGGCCCAGAGTAATTTGGTTTACCATCAGATGCTTCTGTATCTTCAAACATAATTGAGCAGCGTTGATACACTTCAATAATATTTTTACCATTCTTGGTTGTACCTGCAAGCATTACAATCTTTCGCTCATTGCCTTGCAGATCCATTTTACCAGAGAGAATAAACTTCTGATCTGGATACGGTGCAAACCCTGCGCCTTTATTTTTGTTGTCGTATTCTACCATCTTACAGGCTCCTTTGTTTAAGTTTTTGTATATTCTTTAAAATTTTTCTTGAACAAAATATTTCTATTTGCCAAGTTCTTCCACGACTAAGGTTTACAATCTCACCTATTTCTTTGTGAGTTTTATTTTGTGATCTTAGTTTAAATATTAACCAGTTTCTTTTTATGTGTTCTTTTGCGGCTCTATCTGGTTTATTTTTATCTTGTTTTATTGCCATTCTCATTGCATTTTGCCACATGTGATAAGGGTAGTTATTTATTATATGTTTTGCGTATTGTTCTTTTGGAACAGGCATTACCAATCACCTTTGTCTTTGTCGGTGTACTTGTTTCCATCGAACTCACCAAGAAATACATCAGCGTTGAAACCTAAGTGTGATAGTGCTTTAGTTAGCCCATCAGTCATAGCTTTCTTAGGTGCATCTTCATCTACCTTGCCGTTACGCATAAGAGATTTACAGCCAGAGACAGGACCAAATACTTTGTTTGGTGATCCGCTATGCCATACACTTACATTAGCTATAACAACTGTATCATCTGGTGAAAGGGTGTGAATAATTGTATCTACATGATAACCCCATCCTTCACCCACTGGTCCAAACTTTTGTGTTATTGATTTGATTTGATAGTGTGCATCTATAGCAGTAAATTTTCTTGCACCAAATTTTATTTCCTTAAGATACTTTGGGTCAGAAGTTGATACTCTATTCCATAGGTCTAAACTTTTTATCATGCTTTGCTCCTTACATTGATGCGAAGTGATCCACGTTTGTCTCTCTTCACAGTTAACTGGTCACAATAAACCTCACGTTCATCATCACCGACCATTCCTTTTAAGTTTTCTTTTGCAGTTTCAAACTGCTTGTGATCCCATTGTTTGTTGAGATATGTAACTGCATTATCCATAAACATATTGTCTGTACTGGCATCACGTTTAACCATTTCATCTACAGGTATTTTATCTATAGATAGATTAGGTTCATCTATACCTACTGGTTCTTCTCCACGTTCAACGTATCCCCAGAAATCTTTGATAATTGTTTTCATACCTTCAACATACTTTTCATCGTATCTTACTTTGGCATAGTCCCATCTGTTGTTACCAAAGATAACAGATAAGAAACATGCAGGTGACTCAGACAACATCATGTATAGCTGTATCTGTGGCATGTATTGTGTAAGCACATCTTCCATCTTGTTATTCTGAAACGTATGCTTTGCCTCAATAATACTGCTACCTACCATTCCATCAATTGTACCTTTGTATGGCACACCAGATATTTTGTTTTCAAATATCATTTGCTTTGAGTCTACAGTTTGATCTGTGTTTTCTTCAAACCATCTTAAATTAAACTCTTCAGTGTGAACACCAAGTTGTACTGCAAGTATGCTGCTCAAATCATCTGGTTCTTTTAGACCCATCTTGACTTGCCAAAGCTCATACCACTCAGCATTCATTATCTTAACGGCATCGCTGCCGCCAATAAAATTCTTTCTATCCATAACATTTGCTCCTTATATATGTATAGTTCTACTGCATCTACGCAGTAGGGTCAACATACTTTTTTATATCATCTATAGTTACAACACCACGCTCGAGCAGTTGTTCGCGTGATAAGGTGTCTTGAATATAAATATCATCTACATCTTCACCTGCTAGAATTCTTTTCTCAGCCATGCGAAATCTATCAAGGCTAAACTCTATAGATGAAGTAAGTTCTTTTACATCGTATGCTTTAACACCTTCTTGGGTTGCAGTTATAAAGGTCTTGATTGTCGGCCATGTCCGCGCTCCATGAATGGCGCGGATCTGTCCGTCAATCCTAACTAGAACACCTTTGAACATTTCATCATTGAACTGAGAAGGTATGTGTTTATTTACATCCTCAACAATTAAAACCATTTCTTCTTTGAGTGTCTCATTGTCCATGCCAGTAGGCGGTGTGTATCTACGCAACAATTGCTGTAGCCATGAACCTACGATACGTGTGCGATCATCATACTTCATTTCTTTATACTCAACCTTTCAAATGCGTACCTATCGAAGTTAATAATATCATCAAGACGATCAGTGTTTGATCTACCTGAGACATCATCTATCTCATCATCCCATCTCTCACCATTGAGCCATGTGGTTGGGTGCGGTATGTATTGTTTCTCTTTGTGTTCGACATTCTCAGCAAACTTAGATGCTGCCGTGAGTATAGTTACTGCATCTGTTTTCTTCAGTGCTCTTTCAAAAGCAAGTCGAGCATGACCTTTGGCTATCTTTCTTGGATAGGTATTCCAGAAGTCATCGAAGGTGGGTGTCTGACCGACACCCCAAGTAGTATTATTATTTATATTAGTAACATTATTCTTATCTTGGTGTGTCACGCTGACACCCTCCTCTTTTAAACAATTGAATTGATAGACAGTTGCAGTGCCTGTTTTACCTGCAACCTTAGTTAGATAATTGTGTTTGACACAATAGTTTACTGCTCGGATAACTGAGCTTCTACTCAATCCCGATAGCTTACACAGTCTTGGTATCGTTGGATATGCTATGCCATAAAGATCCGTATGGTCCGCTATGAGCAACATAATTAGTTTTGCGTGTGCATTTTCAACTTGCCACTGGACTACTTCTCGTAGTAATATCTCAGCGTACAACATGTTTATGCTTTGACATGTTTGACTCCTTATATAGAACCCTGTCTCTCTCCTATGTGACAGGGTTTTATTTAATCCTTTTTACTATTTCTTTAAAAAGATCCTCCGATAATATCACACAAACTTTTTCTTTTCCATCTTTTCTTTTATAAAATGCTAGGTCTCTATCTTCTAAGACTTTGAAAGCATTGGGAAAACTAGATGTTGTGCGATACTTTACTTCAGCTACTAGATTTCGTCCCACCAGTGACGGTAAGTGGATGTCGCCTGAGTATTCTCCTCCAAGCGATCCTGAGAGTGGAACTTTTTTTGCTTCGATTTCTTGTTCTTCAAGCCACTTGACGAACCATCTTTCGTGGTAGCTACCTTTCTGCTTATTCTTGTTTCCCATGTATCCTTCTCATAACAATCTAAGCAAACCATATGATAGCTTGCAGGTTTCTCGCTGTGTAATATTGCAACAAAATATTCTGTGACAATACCACAGCTATCACACTCGCATGTGCCTGACTTAATCTTTGTACGAACAGACTTTGATCTTCGCGCCAAGTGCATCTAACCAACACGTTAACATGAAACCAGAAGGCACACGTTTGTATTGCTCCCATTTGTGGATTAAAGATAAGGTGCAGCCAATCTCCATTGCAAGTCTTTCTTGTGACAAGCCAAGATCTTTACGTCTAGCTATCAAAGCATCAACAAGATCTGTGTAACTCTCAGTTACTTCTGTTGCTTTTGTGTAGTTTTGAAACTGCGCCATTGATTTTCTTTGGTGTAACCAAACCTGTAGGCCACCGTTTAGATAATCTATCTAATGTTTGATAAACTTTCTTTGCAGTTTCATAGCTTATTTCACTACGCCCATTGATTGTTCGGTAGTAAGTAGACGTAGGTATCTTTGCTACAATAAAAACTTTGTGCAACGGCATGTCTACATAACGATGTTTTTCTAGGATCTGATCCCAATAACTCTTTAACATGCCGAAGCATATGCACATATGCAGTTAGATAGTCAAGTCAAACTCGTCAGTCTCTCTTGCATCTAACCAATACATTGCATATCGTCTGCCATGTTTGTTTGTAATCATACGTTTTTTAATAGTCATACCAGTATCTTTTAGATCTTTGATACGTGCTGCCAATCTAAAACAATTAAAGTTTGCAAGGGCTGATATTGCAGTGATTGTATTGCCTTTCTCAAGATGTGCTTTGATCTGTTTGTTTTGTGACTCCATTGTGTTTCTCCTCTAAGTATTTCCAGAACGATGCTTTGAATGCTTGATTAAGAATTGTATCTATGTCTCGCATGGTATTCTTCCTTCACCATTACATTCTTCACATGTAATTATAACTGAACTCTCGTATCCAATGTCACGGTCAAAGCCTTGTGGATGCCAAGTTACTTTTTCTAAATCGCCATCGCCACCACACTCAGTACATTTTATATACTCCATGTCGATTAGCATTTGTTTTACTCTACCCAATCGTCTATCTCCTCTTGCTTTGATTGATAGTTTTCTTCCCAAGCCTCATTAGCTTCATTCATAAACTCAACTATATTAATATCGTCACACTCCTGCATTAGAAGTGTGCCGATTTCTTGAATGCCTGTAGGCCAGTGAACATGAGGGCATATCTTTTCAGCTATGAACCTTAGTTGATGTGGTTTAAATTGTACCTTCATAGTGCATACCATCTGTCTGAGTTCATTGCTTTTGCAATCTCATTCTCACGCAACCGACGAGCATTTTCTGGACTACCCAAGTGATCCGTATGTGTAGCCCACTCAGTCAGTGTATTGTATAATGCCCATTGATTGTTCCCAATGTAGGCGCGGTTATTATCCCACATGCGCAAGAGTTCTTCGCGTCTGCTCTTGTTGTAATGTGGATACATTGGATTGCCACGTTGTCTTGTCTTACACAATGCATCGTTGAGAAACTTCTCGGCATCATCATTACTAATTCTATAATCAATGTAATGCTTGAACAAAGTATCTGATTCTTTAAATGCTTGCAGACCTTTCTCAATCTTAGCTGCTGATGCTTGAACAGATACATTAGTTGTATGCTTTGCCCAAGTCTTAGCTACAGTATGTGGTGTAGTGCAGCCGTTCATACACCAAAGACGTAAGCCTTCGGCTTGTTGTTGGAATGCCCAACTAGCATCGTATGAATTGTAGAACTGAATGCGAAATGTAATGATGTCATCAAGCTTTGGTTCTATCTTTAGATCAGGAAAGTTTACTTCACCTCGTAGCTTGCGACCATTATCAATAAGATGAAACTTTTCTTCATAGCTAGTACCAAGAGTGTTAGCTACTTCATCAATAGAATCCATAATACTGTTGACTACATCACTGTGCGTAATGATCTTGTACTTGTCACCAAGTCCACGACTCATGTGTTCGCCAGTGTCAGTACGAACAACCACACGATTGCCTTCGATCTTATTACCATCACGGTCATAAGTTTCTTGTAGTTCTACTGGGAAATCCCAAGTAGGATTAGTAAAGTCCAACATGTCTAACTCCTTATGTTAATGTTGATATAAAAATAAATAGTAAACCAAATATGATAACAGCTTTTAATAGCTCTGCCATAATATCAAATGCTTTTTTCATTCGCTACTCTCCTTTGTGATACTTGCGTCAAAGTTTGAATGCCTTCGGGGAGTGACTTCCCAACCTGCGCTCCGCTTCGGTTGCCACCGCGCTATTGCGCGGAAGCGATCCGCTATGGCGGACGCACACTTTCAACGAACTTTGTCGTAAAAGGGACAGCTACTGCCTTCAGGCTTGTTGGTAGCTGCCCCAAAGGGTCGGTAGCCTAAGCTACCTTTGCCCTTTCTCTTAGTGCTGCGCGTCTTTCTTCAGACATCTTTGCAGGTGCGGTTCTTTTAGGTGCTGGCTCCCAAGCTGTACCTGTTACTTGTTCATACACACTCAGATCAGCTTCGTGTGCTTCTTCAAGTAACGCTAGTTCTTCTTCGATATTATCTATCAGCCTTTGTAATCCCATAGCTTTTATATCTTGACCTTTTTCTTCAGCCTCTTCCTGCTTAGTTAAATTATCAGATAACAGGTTCTTCTTAAAGTTTAGTGTATTGCGTGAACTAAAGCATTGATCCTTTGCTATACTTGCAATGAACTTTTCATTTGGTATTACGTCTTGTGTTCCTTGAAACCAGTCTAGAACGGCAAGTTTTCTTTCAACGAGTGTAAGTGTCTTCTTAGTCATAATTGTATACTCCATGTTACATTTGCGAGGACCATCCTCGACACAGACCTTAACAAGACAACTGGGAAAACCTGTCCACTGACAGGTTGTTATTCGCAACCTCTTCCCACACAAGTTGACCTAACCGCAACTAGACACAGCTATCGCAAGAGCACTCTAGCCAGTGCAAGAGGGAAGTTGTTGCGAATGACTTTTCCCTGTTGTCAAGGTCTTTGACGAGGATGACCGCAGCTTGTGACGTGGGGTATACATGCAATGACTAAGGCGATACTGGAGTGAGGAAGGAAGAAAACTTGGCGATCTAGACCCTTTAGTATATGCTAGACCCTTTAGTATATGATTGTTACTGCGTATGTGTCATTTGTGCGTTGACAAGCCTTTACGTTGATGTGCTAAGAAAGGGGGGAACAAAGAAGGGGGGTTGATACAGGAGATAAAATGACACAGGGTGCAGTAACACGTTTTAAGCGTGATCTAACAGATCGGCAACGTAGATTGGTTGAAGCGTATGTAGCAAATGGCGGCAACCTCACTAAAGCTGCACATGAGGCAGGCTACGCTCAAGGCAATAGCGGTAGAGTTTCAGCATACAAAGCTATGAAAACTGCACATGTGCGACAGTACTTGATGGAAGCAATGAGTGATGCATTTGGACTGAACGCAGCTAAAGCATTAGGTAGAGTAGTGCAGTTATCAGGTGGGGCTAAGTCAGAGTATGTGCAGCTTGAAGCATCGAAGGATCTGTTAGATCGTGCAGGGTTTAAGCCTATAGATCGTTCGCAGGTGCAGGTAGCGGGGGATATTAAAGTGTCAATAGACTTGACGTGAGGGGGGTGGGGTCAAAAACTGCGCTATGTCTAGTGACAGGGATAACTCACTCACATTTTTTTCTAGAAAGGTACGCAGCATGAGAAAGATACACAAGAGTCCGTCAGGTGGGTTGACTGAGGCAGGTAGGAAATATTTTAAACGTACAGAGGGTGCTAACTTAAAGAAGCCTGTTCCAAAGGGTAAGAATCCAAGACGAGTATCTTTTGCTGCTAGGTTTGCAGGGATGAAGGGTCCGATGAAAGATGAAAAGGGTAGACCTACAAGAAAAGCTCTGGCATTAAAGAAGTGGGGATTTGGTAGTGTAGCAGCAGCTAGGTCATTTGCAGCAAGGAATAAAAAGACATGAGTAAGGTTAATCAAGCAGGGGTTTACACAAAGCCAAAAATGCGTGAGAGTTTATTTAAGTCTATAAAGGCAAGAGCTACTCACGGTACTGCGGCAGGACAATGGTCGGCTCGAAAGGCTCAGTTGCTTGCAAAGACTTATAAGGCTAGAGGTGGAGGTTATAGATCATGAAGACTGTAGGTGAGGCTTTAAGTAAAAGACAAAAGAAAACATTAGAGAAGCATAGTAAGCATCATACAAAGAAGCATATGTCTCTAATGAAAAGGCTTATGAAGGGTGGAACTACTTTTTCTGCTGCTCATAAGAAAGCGCAACAACAGGTTGGTTCATAGTGAAAGCAACACAACGATCATTACTAAACTGGGGCAAACAGAAGTGGAGAACTAAGTCTGGTAAGAAGTCTAGCGAAACTGGTGAACGCTACCTTCCTTCTAAGGCTATCGCTGCTCTTAGTGATGCTGAGTATCGCGCTACAACCAGAGCAAAACGAGAGGGTAAGGCAAAGGGTAAGCAGTTTGTGGCTCAACCGAAAAAGATTGCTAACAAGGTAAGGAGATATAGAACATGAGTAACGAAACAGCACCATTTAAAAGGAAAGCGCAAAGTTTGATAAAGCAAATAAATAGAGACTTATCAAATATGAAGCTTACACATAGTGAAGTTTTACAACACAAGTTTAAACCTGATCCTAACCTTTCAAGAGCGCAGCAAAGGAAAAGGCAGCCCGACTCTGGGGCATGGAATATGTTTTCTGATACAAAAACTTTATTAAGAAGAGGCATTGCTAAATTAAAAGGAAGACCATCTTCTTCTGATCTTGTTAAGCAAAGAACTACATTGCTTAATCATTTAAATAAAATAAAAGAATTTGAAAAAGGAAAATAAGATGCCTAATATTAATGGAAAGAAGTTTCCCTACACTAAGAAGGGAATAGCTGCGGCTAAGAAGGCTTCAGAAGAAAAGAAGAAGCCTATGAAGAAGAAAAAGAAAACACTTATGTCAGGAAGTTATTAATGGCTTTTTATTTAACGAGTGGTGAATTGTATACAGGCGAAACTCACGTTCTAGCAGGAACAACTTATACTGGTAAGACAAGAACCCCCGAGTCTCGCAGGTTAGTGGAAGGGCCAGAGCCAAAGAGAGCCAGAAGCTCCAATGGCAGACTCAAGGGTGATGACCCTTCTACACCAGATATAAATGAAGCGTATGCAAAACCCAAGAAGAAGGCTGCGCCTAAGAGGGTAGAACTAGAGGACGAATGACCTTTAGCCATTCTATTTCTAAGCATGACCGTGAGTTACTACGCAGGATTGTAAAGAAAGTACACCTTCAGCATCATCCCAAAGATTTCCAGACCAACATGGAAGCTGACAAGGTTATTGATGTTATTGCACCTGATGTGGTCGAACGTATGCTAAAGTTTGCAGTGGATCACAAAATTGACAGACTTTA